TAAATCGAGGTGTCCCGATTCATACCGTTTCCAACTAGAGGACGGTACTTAACATTACTCATGTTAATACCAAGAATATTTACATTGCTTCTATCGAGAGCAATATTCCTTGTCACATTCATGTCACCCAAGGGTGTACTGATTGTTGTCATATCAAGCCCCATAACCTTCTTCCTGCCAGTAATCGCTAAATCAGCTCTAAAGCCTGAGTCGGCTGCGCCAATTTTTAAATTCTGACTAAAGTATCCACCTAGCTTATGTAGCCAGTTGTATACTGCTGTACTGCAAAAGTACACGGTTGCTTTTTGACTATTGTAACGTGGGTCAACATATGAACTCATGTCATCCATAAAACTGTCAACAGTTTTACTTGTGTCCCATGAGAATACATTACCATAATTAACAATATAGTCAACTGCACCCTGTGTATAATTTACACCTGCGGAAGTGTCGGAATACTGAGAGCCAAACAATCCTGTTTGTTCGATTTCCCACTTATGTTCGATTAACTTATCACGCCAAACACGAGCCCATTCATTGGGTTCATATTTAAGGACAGTTGCACGAGCAGTATTGGTCATACCAAATTCAGACCTAAAAATCTGAGTTTGTCCATAACCAGTACTATATGGGTTGTCTTTCCAGGTTCTTCCCATCAGGGATGAGCCTTCTTCGTAAGCATTACCTACGACATAACATCTCTTAGCTTCTAAATCGCTAGAGATTACTTTGTCATAAGCTTGAAGCACGGGTACGTCAGAAGCAAAGGAAGTTAAATCTCCCGATGCCGCTTTAATAACCTTGCACTCTACTAACTTGGCTTCAACGCAGCCAGCTAATGTTTGTGCTCCTTCAGTGTTGCTTCCAGACGTTACGTCTGTCTGCGCCCCAACTGAGACAATCTTAGCCAAAACATAATCACTAACAGCAGTCGCTCCACCGCTAGCTGCGGCAGAAAGATTGATTTGGATTATTTGATTCGGTAAGAAAAACTCAGGTGCGGTTCCAAGAGCCCCAATACCTATAGCCCCAGTAGATTGTCCACTAATATTCTGAATATTGCCAGCTGATTCATAATCAGTTGCCATCCACAATTTTAGAACACTATCTACAGCTATAACGTATGGAGTACTTGCACCATTGTGCCTCAATCCTGCTTCATCAAAGATGTCTTGCGGTGCTGCTAATTGATAACCAACAACATACGCATATCTCTTCATCCAGGATTGACGTTTTTCAGTAAACTTGAACGACGGGTCATCAGTTGGTTTTTTCGCTACCTTAGAAACCAAACGAAAAAATGGTGTTTGGTCAATAGCTAACTCACTAAACCTTTCGGCAAAGTTGTACTTCCTCCGAAGGTCACCTGTGCTAAGTGCTGAACCAGCGAATGGTCCTGTTCCACCTTCATCTAGTTCCGAGCTATGTTTTAAATATAACTGGGAGTCTACTGCGGTGGGATAACTTGCATCTGATTGTGCCATAGTTCTATCTCCTATGTGTGTCTACTACGGCGGCTAGTTCGACCTGCTTAGCCAAGTAGACGGTTTATGTCTTCACCGCCTAATAGCTTGTCAAACACTTTGTCGTCTGGGGATTGTTCTAATGGAGGGGCTCCTCCTGCCGATGCTAGAGATTGGGGTCGCGACTGTACGTTTCTTACTTGTTTCGCTACTTCCTCTTGTGCATTACGATGGATATTCTGTTCTCTACCCTGCCTGTTCTTTAAATAATAAATGTCTTCTAAATCAAGTTTCTTTTCCTTGGCAAATCCAACTAAATCTTCCCATTCTTCCTGAGATAATTCGTGTTTTTCCCGAAAGGAGCTTTCCCTGCTTAGACGCTGATTCTCAGATGATTGTTTGGATGCGTAATCCGATAACCTTCTTTGTACCAGCCCATCTATCGTTGCATTAAGAACTTTAGCAGAATCAGAACTTGGATTATCAAAAGCCTCGTTGCCATCGAATATAAAATCCTCATTTAACTGTAACTGTTCTTTCATACTATTAGGGGTGTTTCCACCACCCTCAAAATAATTTCTAACGTGAGAAATTAAATTAGGGTCGTCTCTCATTGCGTCTAGGATAGGTACATACGGTTCCAATTCGGTGAGGCGACCATTAAGACGCTTCGCCTCCCTACTAGAAGCCGAATACCTTTGCTGAAGATTATCCGCTCCCTTGTTATCGGATGGATTCATCTCAGCTCCTTTTGCAGGGCTCTGTACTTGTTTGTTATCACCTGTACCCTCGGAGGTTATCTGCATGGGGTTATCGAACACGGCGCCATTCGTCTGGTGGTCTAAAGCATTAAAAAACGCTTCAGAGTCATCAGGTGCGGTGCCTGCCGATGTTTCATCTAAGTTCAAGATGTCAACGTCAGGGGACTCTTGTTGAGTGTTACCTGTTTGTGCATCTGCCATAGTTTAACTCCTTTTCTTTAATTTAAATATTTTCATCTGTTAAATACAATAAGATTATTCTGCTTTTGCATTACTTTTTGCTTCATCTTTTGCCTTGTCCATCTCTCTGCGCATATCTTTTTTGAAGCCGTCAAACTCACTTTTCATCATACCTCGCAATAATTTCTGCTGCGCTTCTGTATCTAACACGTCTTTTCTAACTTCCATTTCGCCAGTTCTAACCTTATCCTTTATACCTGCTTGTACTAACTGGCGTTCCAATGTTTCCACAGTTCCTTCAGAATCTTTTATTTGTTCTTCCATTTGAGCAATTTGTGATTGAAGCTGAGAATATAATGATTTCCTTTTGGCTATATTTTTCTTACCTCTTACATCCGTTTCAGCTAACATAGCTATATCATCTATTAACCCAGCCTGGAACCATCTGAAATATTCCTCTAATAATGCCCATCTATTCATAGGCATAGAAGCTCCCGCCACTACTCTTACGTCAAATCTTGATGATTCATAATCCATCCATTTACCAATTGCTTCTCCATAATCGTTATATATTGGAATGTTTATTTCAACATCTTTTTCCTGTGCTTGTTCTACAGATTGACCAGCCTCTGGCTGGACTATCCTAAATACTTTATTAACAGTATATGTTTTCTGAGCAACCTCTTTAAATACTCTACCTAAATGCTCTAAGCAAGGTTCAACAATATTGGTCATCCAAGCCTTAATTCTTCTTGTACCGTATTCATCATTAGCGAGTAATCCTCTATAAGTTTCAGGTTGCTCCTTAGTATTTCCCATCATAGAAGAGTAAATACCGCTAATATACTCCATATCTTGTTTACCCTCTTGGGTAATTGTATAAAATGCATTATTAATAGCAGCTGGCTGAACTGGTGTGGGTGGCTCAAAACCTTGTCGATATTTCAAGAGTGCCCCAGCCGAAGAGGAATATTGTTCCCATTCTTCCTCAGGGATAGAGCCCTCTTGATAAATCCATCTCAAATTAGAAGCTAGATTAGCATTGTGAATCATTATTTGATGAGCTTTATTAACTTCCTGTTGTTTACCTATTAAGGGAACAACTGCTGACATAGCATATGGAGTTCCAGTATACATATACGGAAACGGTATTAATGGATACTCTGGAATAGGAAGTATATACTCGTATAAAAATGTTTCTTCACCTAGGCTGCATGTTAATTCAATTCTTGTTTGAAAAAACTTATTAGCCTCTACTATCTGACTCTCAACTTCAGGATTTTGTATAAGAATTTTATATTCTGCTTCACTTACAATACTTGTTTCAGTTCTAGAAGCAGCTTCCTGCATTTGAGAAGTAAGCTGCATCTCCATTTGAGCAATAGATTCTTGAGCTTCTTTCTGAGATTTTTGTTTTTCTAACTCAGCTCTTTCCTGTATTATTTCCCCTCTTTGTACAGCTTCATCTAACTCTGCAATCTTTTCTTGAATCTGAACAGCTACTTCTGCTTGAAATTCTTGTAATTGCTGCTGAACATCTTTCTGAATCTGTTTCATCTCCTCTTTAGAAGGAGGCACTAGCATTAATATATTATAGAATGGTACTCGAATCTTTTTATAACATTCATAGAATGGTAATATTTCATCGTCTTCACCACTAGTTGTAAAAGTACTTTCAACGTCTTCAGTTATAACACTATCCCTATCTCCAAAATCTGTTCTTGAAAAATTTAATGAATCCTTTTGACCTGCTGACTTATCTATCTTTGCTTTATACTCTGGCAGAAGAAGCTTTAATTGTGTCTTAGACATATTTTTTCTAATCATGAGAAAGGCTGCATCCCTAAATAGAAAATCTCTACTCATTGGGTCTACAAATACATCAAAAGGCTCTACTCTTCTAAAACTTACCTCTCCCTTACCCATATCAGCATTTTGGTCTACATCTAACATAAAATAACCAATACCCTTTGTTAGAGAATCAAGGATTACATTACTATAGAGAGACTTACCATTAGAAAGATACCAGCAATATTCAGCAATATCAGAGTGAACTTGAGCAACATCCGTATCACTACCCTCAGCACCAACTGCTTTCCACTTAGGATTATTAGCAGTAACGAAATATTTCATAATCTCTATTACTGGAGTAATCCTATTTATAATAAAACTAGGCATCCCAGCATCTCTTAGAGAATCTTTTTCTTGAGTAGACAGTTGTTCGTTTAGATAAAAATCATAACCCTGCTGCGATACGTACTGCCACTTATCACGCTGAGCAGTATTTGCCCTATTCCATAACTGGTGATTCTCTTGAGCTTTTATTTTATTACTTTTTCTTGCCACTCTTCTTACCTTTTTTAGATTTCTTCTTTTTAGAAGGTCTTCCTCTTTTTTTACCGTATGTGCCCTTACCGCTTGGCATTATACTATTGCCCTTCTAAACCAACCAAACCAATACTTTTCCATTTTTCTACTCTTCAAAACTATCTTAGAAAATCTTAAGACCCTATAAGCTCTCAGCCTATCAGGTTCTAAATTCTTACAAGCCTTAATTGTTTTAGGTCCTATTCTACCATCCTCAACTAACGTATCAGATTTCTTACCATTCACAGCCTGTTGAAGAACTCTACATGCACCCCTCATTCCAAAATTAACACACATATCAAAATATATACCACAAAGACGTGATGGAAGTTTATCAGACTTACTTTTTAACCAGTAATCATTATAATATATCTTCTTAGCCTTCTCAACAGTAAGATTCTTAATATTAACATCAGGGTACTGTCTCTTACTTATACCAAAATTAGTTTCGCCACCAGGGTCAACACTGTCGTTACTGTATCCGCCTTCGTGAGCAAGTACGCTATCTATTACCCTATCAAAAGCTCGCATTAGGCAACAATCCAGTGTTTTGCTTTACGTTTTGGCTTATACCACTCTTTTTCTTTGTTTTGCGAGTAATTCGGAGGATATGAGTACAGATTAGCGTAATAAAGTGTTTCAATAGTGTCGTCATGAGCCATTCTCGGACCAAAAGTAACGATTTCGTTAATCAAATCAAACATATTCTCCCTTAAATGCACTGTTCCCATGCTGAATCTACCACTTAAACCGCTATAAATTCTGTTTCTTTTCTGTGTTCCACCTGGTTTTTGTGGAATTACAGCTATATCGAACCTATTCAACCTTCTCCTCTCATCATTTAACGCCTGAAAGATAGAACGGTTCATTGCTACATCTTCCACTGTTGCTGATGCACAAAAATACTTATTATATAATTCAATTATAAAATCCACTACGCCTTTCTTATCCATGAGTGAACCGTCTGGTCTTTTTGCTCCGATTGTGGGGATACTTCTATGTCTTTCATATTCGAGAACATATAAATTATTATCAATATCGACAGCAACAACCATAATAACAGAAAAATCAGACTCCTTAGTATCAATATCTGTCGCTGGGTCGCAGCCAATGAACGTGTTAACAGGAGTAGCCTCGCCACCAATGACAAGGTAGTTGATTCCCTCTTCATTTTTGTAGTAACCTTCCCATTCCTTGATATGTTCCCTCAACCATACAGAGTCTTCTGCCGATTGAACCTCCATCATATACTCCTGGTAAAATTTTGAAGGAGTCCCAGAATCTTGATAGAATTTCTTTTTTTCGTCTAGTTTCTTTATTGGAAACCATGAATCCCATAATGGAGCACCATTTGGTTGAATTGCTTTGTAGGTTATTACTTTCCACGAAAAATCTTTGAAATCCTTTGATTTTTTAACACGCTCATAATTAATGATGAGATTATTAATAAAGCTATCATAGTGAACTGGAGTACCATTAACCCTAAGACGACCAGTGTGAGGCTCAAGGGCAGGATAAACAACAGCGGTAACGAGATTAGCATTTTTAGACCTGGCTTCATGTGTAATTGTGTTTTGTTCATGCTCAAAATCATCAAGTATTATTAGGTCGTATCTTCTGTGTAGCTTTGCGCCACCTCGAATTCCTGCGACGTTTGACTTTGATATTAGCTTGCATCCGTTTGAAGTTTCTATGTCTTCCTCTGTCCATTTTCTGCCTTTTAAACTGCCAAAATAATACTTTATGCTTTCATTGTATTCTAAATGATACTTGATATAATCCATATTACCAACAGAAAGCTTCTGAGTAGCAGCTACCCAAGCGTAGAAATGCATATCATCTTCAGGGCAAAATACAAAATCTTTTATAATGGAACACTTAGTAAGGACTGTCTTACCATGACCTCTAGGTAGAATTATAGCTAATTGCTTTGCTTTATGGTCATCAATAGCATCAGCCATCTCATAGTGAAATGGAGGAGTCTCACTGCGCAAAAAGTCATCTGGGAGAAATAATTTCCCAAATGCTATCAAATCATTTTTTGCTAGTCTTAGAGTCGTTTCCGCTTGGCTTATCTTCTGGCTGTTGATATTTGCCATCTAAGTAATCTCCAAATTTATCCATGTCCTTCTTGTATTCAATATAATCACCAACTATTCTATCCATATCATCCAATCTACCTGAGAGTAGCTGAGTATGATTAATAAGACCCTTTATTGCTCTAACTAGGTCGTGTTTTGATAATGACCTCGCTTGTGGACTTTTCATCCCTGACCTCTTTTCTTTTTACGGTAGTATTTTTTACTACCCTTATTCCCAGACTTAGAACCTCTCCCGTCTCCTTGCCTAGTCTTCTTTATTCTTTTTCTTGGCTTATAATCATCACTCATCAGTCATTCTTTCTGGAGCTTCCATACCCTCTATGATAGCCATCATCCTTCTTAAGTAATTAACCTGCCTAGACGATAATGAATACAAATTATATGGCAACGATTTTTTATATTTCTTTAAATCTGATATTGCTGTATCCAATGGTAATTCTATCTTATTTGGTATCATCGGGTCTCTCCAGTCTCCTTCGTTCATTTAATTCTCCCAGCACCTGATGCCATCTTTCGTCAATTCAGTAGTGACCCAGCCAGTCCTTATGATAGGAAACATAGAGTAACGAGCGTAATCGGCATATCTAAGAAAAGAGCCTCCCCTCACGTACCACCTTCTCCTAAGAGCTTCCTCACCGTCAACTATTTTTATCGAATCCACTGGTTTTGCATATAATTGATGATTATGCCCAAGAATAAATACATCACCATCTGAGTATACTGATGAAAGTTTATCTAATTCTAAATCTCCATTCTTAGCACCACTCTTGCCATGACCAGAAACTATATTCCAAACAGAACCTGCTATATCTACCGAGGTATACCCTGGATATTGAAAATATGGAACATTCATTTCAGCAGCTAATGTCTTACAGACATCAAAATCTAATATAGTATAACTTCTAAGGAAATCGTGGTTCCCACCTCGAATGAAAAGACATTTGTCTTTTATTGGCTCTACGAGCCTCAAGAAAGCAAGGTATTGCTCATCAGGTGGGATATTTTGTCCGCGCTGATTTATAGCCTTATAGCCAGGCGGAATTAGCTCTAACAGGTCTCCATTACCGAACCATCGAGCGTTTTTATCTCTTTTTATTATTCTTACAGCTTCTTTAAACTTTTTTAAGTCAAACTCAACAGCACCTACATGAATATCAGTCAGGCAATGGATACGAAGCTTTTCTTTTGATTTTATAGTGCATATTTCCCCTGGCTTTACAGTTGGAAAAGCATCTGCTATAAAAGACTCAATCGGCATTGAAAAATTCTTTGAGCAAGAATTACATTTGAATTTCTGATTTGTCTTACTCTTATTGAACTTTTTACCGTCCTTTTTAACATACATGCTAGTACAATGTGGACAAACCATAATTATTCTCCTATAAGAGCTAAATAATAACCAAATACTATTAGTATACTAGCGGAGCCTAGTAAAACCCATCCTAAATCAATGCAAATCACTTATCGCCGCCTTTGCCAATCATTTTCCTTTCTACATTCTCGATTTGTTCAGGACTGAATCCCTGGAATAATCCGACTACCCCACTCTCTATACGCTTAACTCCTCCCCCTAGAGTACCTATAGCCTTACCCATCTCTTTTAAAGATTGTAAAGCAATGTTCTCATCAGCAGATGTTTCTGCTAAAAGTTTTAAGCTTCTAAATATATATTCATGGTCTATGCCTAACTCTTTGGCAATATCCATTACGCTTTTTTCTACTTCTTTCATAACCCTATCCTGTTTTAATAATATTGCAGCCTTATTTTTTGCCTTATCATGGCTTAACTCACCATATGCATCTATATAAGATTTAACAGCCCCCATCCCCACAGCAACATTAGTAGCAAAGATTTTCTCCTTTTTAGTGACCTTCTTTCTATCTTTGACCCTAGAATTAGTGTCCTTTATCTTCTTACTGAATGTGTATCTGTTAGGATGAGAGCCGAAATCTGTGTCCATCTTTGTATTTTTATGGATTAGAAAAGTACCCACTACCGTCCTTACCCAACCATGTGCATATTTATAATTTTTACTGTCAGAAGGATGTTTTATATCTTTTGATACTTTTAATAATTGAATAACCTTGTTATCATCAGAGAGTACCCAATCCCCCTCATTTCCACTCCTCCAGTCGAAGAATATATTGGTATCTGGCATCTCCTTTTGAAACTCATCTAAATCGTCATATACGGAATGAGTTATTCCCTTAATCTTTTTTGACTGCACTTATTTCTTCTTTTTCCTGAAGCTGTAACCATAGCGAATCTATAAGACCAATCACAGGCGATGGTACATGATACACGGTACCGTCAACCTCAATAGGACTTAATTCCTCTGTGTTAGCAAGTGATTGTAATACTTTTTCTTGCTCTGACAGCGGGAGGTTAGCTAACCATTCGATAGAAATTGACATAAAAAGGAGCCTTATTAGTTCTTACTAGCTGCAACTGTCTTCTTCTTTCTTTTTTCTTTCTTTATATTACTTTCTTTCTTTTGTCTTTCTTCTTCTACGATTTGTGCAGCCATTTGTTTAGCCAATTTTAGAGCATTCTCCTTTTTCTCAGCAGCAGCTTTTGCTTCAGTTCGAGCCACCCCTGTGTGAGCCTCATTCCCAGATAATTGCTTAGATGTGATATATCCGTCACTCATTAAGCAAAATTAATACAATGCCCAGGTGCTTTCCAAGAAAAAATGTAGTATTTTGAAGTGCCCTCTTGTTTTAATGGGGGTATACCCGTTAAAGGGTTTTTCCTATATAGGATTTGGGTTATAATTCATTTTTATATCCATATTGAGTAAGTTAATTATTAATCTAACGTAGGAGTTCACATGAGCATACGAGTAACGGGAGGCAGAGACTTCCCACAACGAATCAACCTCAGTAACATGAAGACTGTTAAGGCAGAGACAGAGAAAGCTTTATCAGCCATCATGCTAGCCAAGGCTGCATCACAAGGTAGCTTTGAAGATGTGTCAGCTCTATGGGCAGGCGTCAACAGCAACGCTACTATAGCTGAACCTATAGCAGAACTAACTGCTACCATTGCTGCACTGATGAAGGTCTTGTCACCTGATGAAGAGTAACAATTGAATGTGGTTGACTGGGAGCACTAGCTGCTGCTCCCTTTCATCCTTGTTATAGCTATACGGGCAGATAATAGTGTAATACTAAGCAATCTTTTCAGACGAATACACATGAGGCTTAAAAGACTCTATAATGCATTTAAAGTATTAATATCACTATAACCTGGGTATAAACATGAAAGGAGTCAGATAATGCATAGTTATCTAGTTTTCATCAATACTCCCAGTACTGCACCGTTGTTCGGTGAGGATGGGCTCAACACCAACAGGAAGATAAGATTGCTTGCCAAAGTTAAGGCAAATAACTCTTCATCTGCTTGTGATAAGGCATCTAAAAGGCTTGATGTACCTTATAATAAACTAAAAGCTCTATTGGTTAAGTATGAAGATGGTCATACGTTGATGGAAAGTCATAAGAAGGCTAAACAATAGTTTTAAGCATCCACTAGCTGTCGAAGGGCAACCCTGCCAATCCAGGAGCATCCTATCGCATTAGTTGATGATTTGTGTTGAATGGGGTAAATGACTTCGGTTGTTTGCCCTGTTTAACGAATATTTAATTAGGAGAGTATGATGAAAGAACCAAGACACCAAGTAAAGAAATGGTCAAAGGATGACTATGTTAAGTATCATGTTCAACGTCTATCTGATGTAGTTGATAAAATAGCTACTACTAATTTCAATGAGATGGGTATGAGAGTTAATGACCAGTTAGATGATGAAATGCATCTTAAGGTGGTTACAGATAGAAATAAGGACATGAGCAAGTGTATCAAAATAGTTAATAAGCTGCGAGAGTTAGTGCTATGATAAAAAATATAATAAGTACAATTAAATGGTTATTTAAAGACTATGTACCAAAACATCAACGCACTGAACCGCATCATGATTCACAGCCTTATTCACACTATCAAATATGCCAGAAGGAATTAAAAGATAGGAGGCTTAAATGATGTATTTAGCAAAATGTAAGATAGATGATAGAGGTAGGTTAACTCTGCCTAAATCATTTATTAAGGCTAACAACCTTGACAGTTATACCAGAGTGTACATCCAAACAATGTATAATACTGAGAACTGTGTTAAATTAGTATTTCGTGGTAAACCAGGAGAAGAAGATGAGAAGAAGCAGGAAGGTGGCTGAGAACCATAATAATAAGCCAGGACCAAGAGTGGTGAGGATTAGAGCTATGGTAGCTTTAAGAAAAGAAATGAATGAGATTCTTAGTACTTATGTATGGAGATACTTCAGAACAAGAGACATTGAGAGTCTAAAAAGATTTAACAACAAATTCAAAAAATGGATGAAGGAGCAATGATTATGGACAACAACACATATAAATATCTTTGGGATGATGGTAAGTTTATTGATAGACAAGGCAGACCAATAGGTGAAAATATAATCAAAGCAGATGTTATTTTATCTGCATGGTTAAATTATTGTAAAGAGTCGAGAATTTATAGATTACTTGAATTCTTTGGACTAAGATAAGGAGGCAACGTGTCGCAAATCAAACGAAGCAAAGACTATGGTATGTTCCACCTCATTGACTGGAATAGAGATGAGACTAAGTATAACTCTCATACTGCTAATCTGCTTAAGTCGATGGAGGTAGTTGGGAACGCAACTGACCTAATGCCAATAGTCGTTAAACCACTAGATAAGGAATATGCTGATGAGGAATATCCTAAAGGCAAGTATCCTATCTATAACGGTCAGTTTAGGTTCATAAGTGTCAAACTTAAGAACGATTGGATATATTACATTGTTGATGTAAAGGATAAGTTAAAGCCTGAGCATCTTCATTGGATTAATGTATCCAAGAGCTGGACATATGATGACTATATGAATTATTACACTAAACTTGGATTTAAAGAGTACGCCGTGTACGCTGGATTCAAGAAAAGAAGCAGATGGAGTCATAATTCAGTAATGACTTTACTTGCTGGTAATACTAAAGGTATTGCCTCTGCATTTAAAGCTGGTACATTTATGATGTTACGCAGCGTAGCTGAAGCTAATGCAATAGTTGAGATGATTAACGAATTTAGTATTCATTTCAAGTATTATAAGGCTCGAAGCTTTATTCTAGCCATGCTCAGAATCATTGAGAACGTGGAAGATTATAGCCAAGACAGAATGATGCAGAAAATGGACTATTTAAGTGAGCGTCTTGTCCGTTGTCCAGATACGGAGTCTTACATTAGGTTGCTAGAGAAGATATATAACTTCAAGGCAACTGGTACATATGTGAGATTCATTTGACCATCACAAGGGGGCTGTATTTAATGCAGTCCCCGAAAATTTATGAGTGAGCTGAGGCTTTATCCATGCATAGATAGAGCTAAAGTTATCTTGTGAAACCTGTGGACTTTACTCGGCAAGGGTACGCAGGTAGATTGTTGCACCGTTGGGTGTTTATTTACTTTAAATGGAGTGGGTAATGGCGATAACAAGCCTAACAATCGTAGTGGGTGACATAAACGATTAAGAGAGAACCTCTTGTCGCGGTATTATTACAGGTTAAGGAGTAGACAGGCTCCAACTGTGATGTATTGATAGTGTAGTGCTTGGCGTGATGTAAGCGGTTAGCTATCGGCTTATAAGCGTGCGTACCGACAGGTATTCAATACAATATCGTGAGGTCGAAAGACCCAAAACAACTGCCACCACACTTGCGGGTAATCTCTAATCCTGCCACACACTCATTTTATTAATAGGAGGCAATATGCCAAAGAATAAATGTAGTATATGCAATGAAGTAATCTTTCCAACTAAGTATTGGAATGGTACACATAATGCACAACCTGTAAATGACGGTGTATGCTGTCGTAGTTGTGATATTAATGTAGTTATGCCAGCTAGGTTATCAGAACATGGTTTTGGTGACCTTGAGATTAGAGAAATAATCAAATTAATGACAAAGGAGAACAATCATGGGATTTGACTTATATGGAATAGAACCACATAACCCAACAAATGCAGTTAGACCAGAACATTTAGATTGGTCTGAAGACCATACACAAGAAGAGAAGGATACATATTTTAAAGATGTTGATGACTATGAAAATACAGTAATAGGTTCATATTTTAGAAATAATGTATGGTGGTGGAGACCGTTATGGCAGTTTGTAACGATGATATGTGATGATATACTGACAGAAACTGATATAAATGAAGGTGGTTTCAATGGTGGACATAGAATAAGTAAAACTAAATCAAAAAGAATAGCTGCAAGGATAAGAAGAGCAGACAAAGAAGGTGTAATTGACACATTTCAAGCTGTACATGATGACAGAAGAGATAAGGCAAATAAACATAACAAAAAAGTCCGTAAAGAGCTTGATGCCTTGAGTGATAAAGTAAAGAAAGAACTTGGAAGTGATATGGTGCCAATGGACTACCCTGAACCATATAAAACTCAATGGGATGCTATTTATGCTAAAGAAGAATGGGAAGGTCATTATCCATTTAATGCAGATAATGTAAGAGAGTTTGGAAAGTTCAGTGATAATTCAGGAGGATTTGAAATATGTTAGAAGCAGGCAGATATAATAATAGTCAGAAAAATAATGTACTTGAACATTTAAGACGTGGTAACAATATTACACCATTAGATGCTCTTGAACAGTATGGTTGTTTTAGATTAGCTGCTATAATCCATATGCTGAGACAGGAAGGACATAAGATTAAGACTAAAAAGATTACAAGGCGAGGTAAAACATTTGCTTCATATAAATTAGAGGCGAGAGTCTCTAACATCTGATGCGATTAACCTTCGCACAGTGTGTGGATGCACGGGGGGATGAGTCTATTTCATTCCGAGGTAGCTTGTCCCCTTAGATTTCCTTGACATTATGTCATAGCTTCTTTAAGTCTTTGATGTATGTGTAAGAATAACTAAATTTATAGTACAATTATAGGGGTAATTAAATGATAAATATTGAAGAAATCTATCATGAATTTTTGCTGGGAGAGAGTGGTAAACACAAACAGAAGTATGAGAAATACAAAGGTTGGTTTAGTGCCTCATCTGCTGGTTCATGTCATAGAAAGCAGTGGTATAAAATAAATGATTATGAAGAAGTAGAGCACGCCATAAAACCTCTACGAGTAATGAGATTAGGTACAATAGTACATAAAGATATTGAAAAAGCTATTAACAAGTATGTAACATTTCATGATTTAGAATATCAAGTATATACTGAACATAGAATAGAGCTGCCTAAGATTAAAGTTGTTGGACATTTAGATGTAGCAGTAAGTGCTACTGATAAAATCTATGTTTATGACTTAAAGACAGCGCATAGTTTTAAATGGAAGAAAGTATTTGGTAGAAATGTAGACCCGAATCCATCTGTTAACTATCAGTTACAGTTAGGTACATACGGTCTTGGTATGATAAATCAATTAGACAGAAGAGATGCTGAAGTTGAATTAGGACTTATATGGTATAAGAAAGATGATAGTATGATGAAAGTTCAATTAATAAACAGTGAATGGATAGATAATGCTTTCTTTTACTGGGTTGAATTGAATGAAGCATTAGAAGATGATAAGATGCCTAAAGTGGGAGATTACAATACTCCTATTTATAATTGGGAATGTAAGTACTGTCCCTATCACAGGATTCATTGTGAAGGGGTATAATACGTTAATAAAGGAGAGATAATGAGTAAACAATCAAGTGAGTACAAGTTTGGTGTACTGGATTCAATAAACGTAAATGAGTATACTGAGAAAAAAGGTCAGTTTACTTATCTTAGTTGGGCATGGGCAGTTAGAGAATTACTAAAAGTTTCACCTAACGCTACATGGATAGTACATAAGTTTGGAGAATTAGAGAATCAACAACCTTATATGAAAACAGATGCAGGATGTTTTGTCCAAGTGACAGTTCATGTTGATGATGTCGGGAGAACTCAGGTGCATCCAGTTCTAGATAACAGGAACCAAACTATCCAAGAGCCTAATGCATTTCAGATAAATACATCTATTCAAAGATGCCTAGCAAAAGCTATAGCATTACATGGATTAGGTTTATATATCTATGCAGGTGAAGACCTACCACATACCACACCATTAACTTCTGAACAGGGTAATGCTCTGTTAAAAATTGCTTCTAAGATAAGTAAGGATAAGCATAAAGAAGTAGCAGATGGTATTGATAACCAAGTAGTTCATGCAGATAACTACGCTGTGACTCTTAAATCATTAGAAAGAAGAGCCAAAGATGCAGCTGCATGATGATGGAATCCTCGAAATAGGGAACTCATATACTGTTGGAACAAATGACGGCAGAGAAATCAGCAACATTCGTTTCACAGGATATAAGTTATTAAATGGTAAACCAATGATGGTCTTTAAGACTGTCTTTAACAAAAAAGTATCTATAAATCCTAGTTTCTACACTTTTGTTCTTGAAGGAGAAAAGAATGATGAACCTAGATTTGTGGATGAATAAAATAGGAGAAGTCATGGGAAAATTGACAGTTGCAGAAGCAGAACAGCTTAAAAAAGAAGGTGTTCTCACAGATAATGCAATTAAGGAAATGCAGGACTCAGGTCTTGTTAGTAGCCGTCAACGTAACACTCGCAGGTATATGAAAACTGCAAATGGTACGTGGGTATGTCCTCAGTTGTATTTTCAAGGCTTAAACGGTAAGGAATACAGCAAAAAGATGACTGAATTCCGAACTAAGTTTAATACGTTACTTAGCGAGTATACTACAGTTAGAAAAACAACAAGCAAATAAGGAGTTATAGTGAAGAAACTAGAGAGTGCTAGAATAGGTAAAGGTGACGAAAGAAGCCTACCTATTATACCTGGAACTTATCCAGCTCATGTTAGCGATGTAAATGTAAATGATTATAATGACAGTTTTGTCTATAATATTACATTTCTAATTGCCCCTGAAGTTGAAAAAGTACAAATAAACAAAATGACCAGAGAAAATGGTGAATTAGTTCAAGTACTTGATGCTGATGGTAATCCGATAAAAATAAATGCCTCTTATCTAGCAGGTAAGACATTTAGAGGTGGTGGTGTATGGCTAACACCTGAACCTGGAGATGAGAAATGGAAGAACAGGAAATACAAACAGTACTTTGAATCATTAGGTATTGTATTTGATTCTGATGAGAATGGAGATACAATATTGGGACAAGTAGAAGAGACTGATGTTCTTGGTCAGCCATGTTTAATAAAGATTGCTCAAGATGAGTATGTCGATAAACAAGGTCTACCTAAACAAGCATGGAAGGTATTTAATATCTATCCGTGGAGCAACGGTTCTAAGATTGACCCAGATGAGTTAACCTCAGACGTACCGTTCTAGAATAATACTGAGAGGCTAGGTAGTGCCAAATAAGTTATTAACTTTTGGGTTGTATAATTTGTTGTTATGGCTCTAGCCTCTTTATTATTATATTATAGGGAGCGGTTAGCAATCTTACTCCTCTACTCACCCCTAACCCGCATACCTAGCAAAGATGTTAGCCGCTCAAAATATTATGGGACAAAAGTGCTATATAAAATTTCGGCTGGTAAAGCTGATAGTTGGCTTGGAGGAAGCTGCCATGTCCCAAAAATTTATTAAAAGGAGTTATTATGCAATCAGAAGAAGTATTGAACAGACTTGATAATCCACCAGTAATAGACGGTAGAGATAAACCAATAGATTTAAGCGATATGCCAGAGGATATGGATTCAGAGTTAGCAAAAGTAGCAATATTTGAAATAGTAGAGGAATCTCTATCAAATTTTAAAGATTCAAATTTAGAAAGCAAATCAGCTAGAACAAATATAGCTAATCAAATATTTAAAAGTATAATCAATGAAGGTTTTATTTATAGAGTTGTAGATAAAGAAGCAACTACTGCTGATGAACATAATGAAAAATGGTTAGGAGAACAATGATGAGTAATACAGTTGGAACAGCGTTAATAAAATTTACTGATAGTGAAATACAGTTACTTGTAAACAGTTTACATATGTCTATATCTACTGTTATTCCATGTGTCGATGATGGTGAATGGAAAAGACCTTATAAAACTATAAAAAAAGATTTAGAGGAGATACTACATACATTTAAAGAAAAACAAAGAGAAATGAGAGTAGATGTTAGAGATGCGAACCCGAAAAAAGAATATATCAACAAAATTACTGGCAAAGAGAGCACTTAAAAAGGGACCTAAGTGGGGACCTGCTAAAGGATATAAATATTTAGAAAACCTTAGTCCTGGTTCAATGTTCCACACAGGTAGTGGAATGAAAGGTGTCCTAATCGAATGTGATGCTAATGCCAGAGTAATAATCATGGATGTTAATGTTCACCCTGATGATAAAGATTATTATCTAGGCAAGCATATAATAGCAGCTAAAACAGAAGTAAAGGAGCTATAATGAGTAAAGTAAGTAAACAAAGCCGTTCGATTGATGATTGGCGAAAATGGAAAAGCGGATGGAAATATAAGACTGATGCTCCACAAAACAGAGAGTGGAACAAAAATAGAACAGAATTATTCCAAAAAAATGGTAATGGATGGTGGTGGTTACAAGAGGAGGATGAAGAATGAATTTCGTTGATTATAGAATAGACCCGATGAAAAAAGATATACTAAAATTAATAGATAAGACAGAAGACCTAGAGCAAATGATTTTTAACTGTAATGCTAAACGTAGAGATGAGTATAAATTGATAAATGATAGAATAAATGAATTGCTTGAAAGAATAGTAGTAATAGAAAGAGAGATGAGAGAATGATAGATGGATTAATAAAAGTAGCAGGCAGCCTATTTATAGGAGGTATAGGATTATGTATGATAGTAGCTGCCTTGTTAGTAATAGTAGTTATTGGAAAAGAATTATTAGATAGATTTAGCAATGAGTAAAAAAGAATCAACAAGTAATGTAATGGGAAAAAGAAGTTCTATTGAATTCTATGAAACACTTATTAGATGGGGAAAGATAAAAAAGGGTGGAGCAGCATACGAAAGATACTTAGTTTTAAAAGGCTTAACAGAGCAAGATAGAATTAATAGATTAAATAAATTTTTAAGAAAAAGGAGAGCTAAAAATGAGCAAAATGGGAGAGTTACATAGTCTTGTGCAAGATGCCTATCATTTAGGAGAACATACTGCATTAGAGAATACATTAAAAGATTATGGATTTAAAAATCCTAAATTAGCAGCAAATGAATTTGTAAGAGCATACACTGATTTACAAGAAAAAGCAGAGAAAGTTGGTATAGTAAACGACCCTGACGATGGTAGCTGGAGAGGTAGATAAAATGAAATGTGCTGCATGCGGTTATGAATATGAAAGTGGAGATAAACAATCTGCCATTAGAGAAATCTTATTCATGCGTACTAATAAAACCAGAAGATTGTTAACTAAAGCTGGCGATAATATTATGAAGCATGTACCTTCTGATAACAAGAAGTATAAGTTCTATGCTTTTTTATATGGTCTTAGCAAAATAGATGATGATATTATTAATTGGGCAACCAATATATATCTAAACAGAAAAGAGTATAAAACTGGTAAAGGCTTTGCATATTTAAGAGGTATGATATATAACGCTAGTAAAGATTATAAGAAAAATATGGAAGCAGAGTTAAGAATATTAGGTAAAACACCCAAATCACTTAAAGAAAAAAGGAAGGAGTTAGGTTATGCTAACAGAAACAATATTTCCAGTTAAGGAAGTTCCTGCAATTGGAAGTCCAATAGAAATTGATGATAAAGAGATAGATTCCACTGGATATAAATTCATAGTAAGAGAAGATACAGGTCAGATTCTAAGCTGTATGACAGATGAATATAAATTGATTACAAATGAACAGGTTATAAAAACAGCTGAGCCAATACTAAAGAAATGTGGAGCAACAATAAGAGAAGCTAAGGTTTTACAAGATGGTAAAAAGACTCAATGGAAATACACCATTAGAGGAATTAAAGTTCCTATAAGTGCAGGTGATTCTGTATGTCCTGAAATTGTTATAAAGAATTCTTATGACGGTAGCTGGGAATTAGGAATTATGGCTGGTGCATTTAGACTGGTATGTGATAATGGCATGGTAGTAGGAATCATTCTTGATAAGAAATCGAATAGACATAGTATATACAATCCTAGAATAGATGACTTAGAATCGATGATAGTTGATACTATTGAAAACACATCAAAAGTATTTGAGCAAGACTTTACTATGCTATGCGATACAAAAGTAAAAAAGGTTCATGTTAAGAAACTTATTGAAATGGTGCCAACAAATGTTATGGACGGTTTTGTACAATATTTATGTGCGCATAAACCATACACCTATTGGGACTTATTCAACGCTGCTACATATGTTAATACACATCATATGAACAGAAACAATACTACTACTCATAAATTCGAGCAAAAGATATATCCAACAATAAGCAACTGGGCTAAATCAGCAGCTCAAGCTTAAATGTCAGACACTAGATGGAAGGACTGTCCCGTCGTTATTCCTTATTACGGCGGGAAGTTCGAATTGAGTAGAAAACTGGTGCCTAGACTTCCACAACATTCAAGATACATAGAAATGTTTGCAGGTGGATTGTCTATGTATTTCAGAAAAAAGAAATGTGAATGGAATGTTCTAAATGATAAGGATAATAATCTTGTCAATCTATATATGACAATAGCAGAAGAATTTGATGCCTTTTGTCATCATATAAAATGGTATATAAAAAATCGTACACAGCATCAGTTGATGAAAGAGTATATATCTAATTACAAACCTACAGTAGAACCTGTGGATATTCCAGATGTAAGAAGAGCTGCTAGATATTATTATTTAGTAAAATGTTCCTTTAACAATAATCCACAAGGAACCTTTAGTAAAAACTCTTCTGACTGGAATACAGAACTTTTTATTAAGGACTTAGCAATATCTAGAAAACATTTAGAAAATGTGGTAATAGAAAATCTAGACTTTAGAGAACTAGTAAATAAATATTACCCACGGATAGATGACTTATGGTATTTAGACCCACCGTATATGATAGCTACAAAACGAAAAGATTATTATATACATACTTTGGATTTTTATGACCATTTGGATTTGCTAGAGATTTGTAATATTATCAATAGTGCTGGCGGTATGTTTATGGTTAGTTATGATGATGATGAAAAAGTACACGAATTATATGCTGAATATAATATAGAAATGATACCAGTGATTTATGCAGGACAAACCAGAAAACGAGAATATAAGAACGAATTAGTAATAACAAATTACAAACAGCCAGCAATTCAAGAACAACTGTTTGAGGGAGATTAATATGAAAAAAATAGATGATATTAAGCTGCCACCAACAGATATAGATGCAGAAGAAAACTTGTTAGCCGAAGTTATGAGCGGAGGCTGGAACGGTTTTGATGAGGCGGAAAGAATCATCCAAGACGATGATGCGTTCTATAATCCCAATTGCAAACATCTGTGGAAGGCTCTTAGAAGATTAAGAAGAGAAGAAGAAGAGTACCATGTGGTTACTATCAAAGATGAAGCAAAGAAAAAGAACAATGCAATAACAGCATATTGGTTAACTGGTTTAAATGAGAAATCAATTGGAGCATCATTCATACCAAGTCACGCTAAAATAATTTGGGAGAAATATATACAGAGGCAGGTTAATAGAACTGCCACTAAATTATTAAACGCAAGTTATTTACCAATAGATAAAACCAAACAGATACTAGAAGAACATGGCAGATACGTTGATACGCTAAGAGGCTTAATGCCTACTAAAAAGGTAGACATAGGTTCGATTGCTAAAGAGACAGTAGATAAGATTATTAAGGGAAACTCATTAATATCTTATAATTTTAAGCCATTAGACGAATTTGCTGGTGGAATGACAAGAGGTGAGGTTACTGTTATCGGTGGCAGACCAGGGCATGGCAAAACTACTCTAGTAGTTAACCTAGTACAGAAGTTAATCGAAGACGGAAGAAAGGTATTGCTTATAAATCGTGAAATGAATAATACCGAAATGATGCGAAAACTAATTGTTCTAGAATCTGATGATATTACATACGATGATATAAGAGAAAATGAAGTTAAAGAAGAAAATCAAGAAAAGTTAAAGAATGGAGTAGTAGACACAATAGCACTTAAATACAAAAAGCTAAAGATGTTTGATAAACTTCGTTATTTAGAAGATTCATTAGGAGAGATAACTAAATTCAAACCTGACGTAGTTATTGATGATTACATACAACTTATTCAAATGCCAAGTAATCTGGAACGGAGATTCCAACTTGAGAACATTATGAACGAATATAAGTGGATATGTAAAAAAGAGAACTGCTCAGCAATATTAGTATCTCAATTAAACAGAGAAATAGAAAGAAGGTATGACCCTAAACCTAAACTATCTGATTTTGCTGAAAGTGGTGTAATCGAACAAACAGCAGAGGCTGCAATATTTGTTTATTATCCATATCAGTATGATGATGAAAAGTTCAGCCCATACTCTGTTAGTATTATATCAGCTAAGGCTAGATATGGACTAACTGGGGAGAGCACAGTTGGGTTTAACGGTAATAAATGCAAATTCTATAACACTGAAACTGATGCATTGAATGTATAATGGGGAAAGTGAATGGCTGTCGTAACTGTTACTTTTACAGTGGCGGCAGCTGTTTATGGTTTAAGACATACGGTAAAGAAAAAAAAGAAAAAACAATACCAGCGCATGTGCTGGATAAAGGATGCAAATATTATACGACCAAATTAGTCGGATATTTGATAGATAAATTTGATGGAGAGTTTTTATGAAATCATTTATTGGAATTGACCCAGGCGTTAATGGGGCATTGTGTGTTATGTGGACAGATGGAACTGTAGACGCATATAAATGTCCTCAATCAGCAATGAAAATGGCAGACTTATTTAGAACTACCATAAATCATTGTACAGTAGAAAACTATGAACCTGTTGTAGGAATAGAAAGAGTATGGACTATGCCCAGAGATGGTAGAAAAGGAGCATTTACATTTGGAATGAACTATGGAATGTGGCATGGTATAATGAATAGTTTTAATATTAATCCAATCATAATAATGCCTAAAGAATGGCAGAGCATGCTAAAGAGATATAAGATACCTAAAGACTACCTAGATAAAAAACGGAAATTTAAACTGATAGCTCAAAAATATGTAGACTTTAAAGTTACATTAGCTACGGCAGATGCTATCTTAATAACTAAATACCTAAAGGAGAACTATAATGATAAGCGATTATCGACTAAAGCCTAAAGAAAGAGAATTAATACTTAAAAGTACAGAAAAATTATATGATAAAATTGTAAAAGTAAAGAGATGGTCAGATATTATTTGGGCTGTTACTGGAAATGCTAAATACGTTACTAAAATACTAGAAAATAGAAATAATAATAAATACAACTAGATTGTATCTAAAAATGAAAGCGACTCCATTATGTTTTTATAGGGTTTTGGAAATGAACTCCTCTTCCTCTTCCTCTTTTTCTTACGAAGAACCTCTAATGGAGTTGCTTCACCTCTTATATAATCAATACTTCCCATTATATCATTCATTTGCATAGCAGATAAATCCTTATTAGTTCCTTTTGGATACTGTACAAGAGATAGCTTATCTCTGGTTCTATGTGACATACCTGACATTCTAGCTTTATCAATGAAGAATTTTCTAGCCATACCCTTACCAAACAAGCCAAGTTCTAGCCTAGCAGCATCCCATAAGCCTCTTTTTACAAATATAGGATATGTGTATTGTGAAAATCTTGCTACCTGAGTATTTATTAAAGAAAGACTCTTAAATTTCTGCTCTCTAGTAAAGTTTTCATTTCCTTCTACAACTCTATGATTATTGAATAAACTGTTATCTCCAAGATTCCAAAGACCAGCCACTTCGCCTATATTAGCACCCCATAATATATTAGGACCTGTAAAAGACATCCATCCTTGTCCATACGTAGCTTCTTCAAATTTCTTTTTACCTTCTTCTGACTCTCTATCGGCTGAATAAGCTTTAAATAAGTTGACACCTGTTTCAATAACATCATTCTGAGCTAATTGAGCAAGATTCATATTGAAGCCTAAACCCATTGCCCACACAGATGATTGTAGGATGCCAAGTCTATACATTTTGAAAGCTTCCTGTGATGTTACATCTCCAGCTGCTACTGACCTCATTCCATCTTTAAACCATTTCATCATAAGGTCAAACATAGACATACGATAATGCATAAACTGACCCACTACCTGACCAGCTGGTCCCTTGAACGGTTTTGCCTTTGCCCATTTAGAATATTCAAAATGTAAATCAGTCGTCATATTATAAGCTATTTGACCAGCAGTAGCCTCAGTCCAAGCTTGAATTTGTTTATTTGAAGGTGCTTCAACAATTTGTTTTCTACCTTCATTATACATCTTAGATTTCCATTGC